AGCCCAGCACCGCATGCCGCGCGTCCTGCACGGACAGCGCCTCCGCCGGCTTGCCGAGCGCGTGGCACCGCTCGACGAGGATGCCGCGCGCGGCGTTGGCGAACTCGAATGACGCGTTGTTGCGCGGGCCCATGCTCTTGAGCGCGGCGACGTCGAGTGGTGCCTCGTAGACGACGCCGTCGCACGGTTGCGTCTCGAAGTAGCGGCAGAGGAACTTGTGCAGCTCGTGAAGGCGCGCGCCGTGGCTGTCGCCGCCGTCCGAAAGGAACCACGAAAACAGACGCGGCGTTGTGCCGGGCGCGCCATCACAAATCCCAGTTGCAGTGGCCAAGTCGAATGCTGTTATTATCATTTGAGGTCCGTCACGCATGCCCTCCCTTGAGCGGCCGGATGTCGACACCGCCGCCCCGCGCCGAGCCGCCGTCGCCAACGCCGTTGAGGATGTTGAGGTCGTCGACGATCATGTTGATCACGCAGAGGGCGGCGTCCGGGTTTCCTGGCGCGATTCCGTTGATCGTGTTGGCGCAGAGCGCCGCCAACGCCTCCTGGATGTCTTCCAACGCGGAGCCGCGGTTGTGCTCGGTCATCAACGCCAACATCAGCGTCTTGGATACCGCCAGCATCACCCGCGCCTGCGCGCCGACCGATCCGGGGTCGTCTTTCTTCGGCAGCAGATCCAACTGGACCCTGTCCATCACCGTCGCGGCCGCCGCCAAGTCGAAGTGCGTATCATTGTCGCCCATGCTCAGCTCCTCCTCACCCGCATCAATTCTTCGTCCGACCGCAGCCAGGTGACGCCGTCGGCGTCGACCACATCCCAGTAGTCCTCGCGGACGCGGCCGGCGATTTTGCCAGATAGCGCCGGGACCCGCCCGACGCGCACGCTGCGCACCTCGTCGCCGACCTCGAACTTCGGCTTGCGCTTCACTGCCGGTTGGCGAGCGTGCTCTGGTTCTCATCGGCCGGCGCGCGCATGCCACCCACGAGCTCGCGCTGGTGGTCGTCGTAGCCGGCCATCCACGCACGGTATGCTTCCGTCTCCGGCGAGTGCGGCGGCTTGCGCTGCTTGTCGCTCATCGACGCCATCTTGCCGTCGTCGTACGCGCGGTCGGTCACTGGCGTCCGATCGGGCTCGTCAAACATCTCGAGCTGGTGGCCCATCGGATGACCAAGCCACGACGCAATCTCCAGCCGGTTGCGGACCTCCGCCACCACCTTCGTGTCGTCATTCACGAGCGCGTCGGCGATCTGCATGTCCTTGACCGAGAACCCGTCGGACTTGAGCGCGGCCTTGACGTCCTTGCCGAACTCCTCGGCGGCCGCAACCTTGGCCCGATACTCGGCCCACGACGACCGGTGGCTGAGAAACAGCTGCCGCTTCTCGTCTGGCGTGAGCACAGCCTTTTCGCTGTTGTCGCCGATGCCGGCAGCGTCAGCGCCCGGCGCGTCGGCCTTGGTTTTCCTCTTCCGCGGTTTAGCCATTCGTCGTCCTCCCGTTGGGGTTAGCGGTGTGTGTAGGCGAGCACGCAGTGCGCCGGGCAATAGCTCAATCCGGCCAACGCCGGCGCGGCACAGAACGCAAAACCAGGTTGGCCCGGATGACCGAGCGGCCATCGGCAATCGCCGGCCGACAGCTCTAGCACCTGCTTGGGTCGGCCGTAGCCGGTGACTGTAGGGTCGCCGTCTAGTAGGGGCATTGCCGCCTTAGCGAGGGCCGCCAGCGTGTTCTTTTTCGGCCTAGCGGGCCTGGGCCGCGGCGGCGTCGGCCGCCTCAGCGCTGCGCTCTGTCCCTTTAGGCGTTCACTGCGCGGCACCGATGGGTCGTGCACGACCGAGTTGGCGCCGACCCAGCCGCAGCGGTGGATCTTCGAGAGCACGGAATTGCGGGTGCAGCCGAGCTCGGCGCCGATGGCGCCGGCGGTCCAGCCCTCCGCCCACATGCGGCGGCAGGTCTCAGCGCGCTCGTCCGTCCAGAATTTCTCGCGGACGAGGTCCACGGTCGTCATGCGGCTCAGCCCCAAGCGCGAATGAGTGGCGGGATTCCCGGTATTTTCGAAAAAAGGAAAAGCCCTCGGCCGAAACATTAACGCCAGCCCGGAACCGACCGTAAGCGAGCCCTCGCCGGCTTGTCAAACGATTCGCTCGCCCGGCAGGCCGTTCCGAGCCGCCAACGGCGTAGCGAGGACGGCCGCTAGACTGTGCCTAGCGGAGCAAAGCCTATCGGCTTGCTCCTACCCTTACGGAATCACAGAGCCGCGCGCGCGATCATTATATGGCGAAAGACCATAGGACATGCGTGGGACATGATTTATGGGACATGGGACACTTTTGATGTCCCATGACTTAACAGCCTGATTATATTGGTACTTTTATTTCGGTGGGACATTGGGACATTGATGGGACATTTTGCCGATGTCTCAATGTCCTATGTGGATCACCCCGCCGATGGCGCCGGGAAAATAGCCCTGTGAATAAGTTCCAATACTTCCGTGCCAGGCGCCTTTTGCGAGCCACGAATCCGCTGTAGACAGCGCTGGTGCCGGGTGCAAATCAGGCATTTCGGGCTGGCCCCGTCGTGAATTAAAGCCCCACGACTGGGTGCGCCGGCCCCTCCGAGACTGCGCCGTCCTTCGGGGCGGCGCAGTTGCTTTAGGCCCCACGAATTGATACGCACGAAGCCCTTCTACTGGGGCTTTATTTGACCGAAGATCAAAAGCAGCAGGCCTTAGTCTGGATTCGCGAGCACGCCGCGGCGGCTGAACGCTCTGGGCTCCAGACCACGGCCAGGTCGTGGATGGGCTTTTACGAGGTCGTGGCCGCGCGCCCCGCCGCCGAGATGATGCTCACGGCCGATAAAGCTAAGATTATCCTAAGCTGTTGATATGCAATTAAAAATTGAGGTGAAAAATGGCTGATACCAAGCTGGTTTTCTACAATAATGCCAGAAAAGCATTGGCTGCCTGTGTTCGCAAAGACGAAGCAGCTACCCTTCGAAATAAGGCAATAGCTATGGAGGTTTACGCCAGACAGGCCAAGGACTCCGAGCTCATCGCGATGGCCACCGAGATTCGGAAGCGGGCGGAGCGCCGCCTGGGCGAGCTCATGGCCGAAGAGCGCAAGGCCGGGAAGCTGGCGAAGGGCGGCGGCCCCGGTCGTGGCAAGAAGGGAAAAAACCGGGTCGCTAAAAGACCCGGTTTTCCGGCGCTCGCCGAACAGGGCATCGACAAGCACCTCGCTGACCGGGCGCGCAAAGCCGCGGCGCTGCCGGAAAGGGAGTTCGAAAAGGCCGTTAACAAGGCGGTCAGGGTCGCGGTCGCGGCCACCGAAAACGACAAGGCGGTCATCGCCGAAGCCAGGGCAGAACGTCATGCCAAAAAACAGGAGGCTCGTGCTGCCAAGGAGCGAGACCTCGCCGCCAAAATCTCGGCGCTCCCGGACAAAAAGTTCGCGGTGGTGCTGGCCGATCCGCCGTGGCGCTGGGAGGCGTGGTCCAAAAAGGGCCTCGATGCCACCAGTGCCGACAACCACTATCCAACCGGCGAACTCGATGAGATCAAGGGCCTCGACATCTCGTCGATCGCCGCCAATGACTGCGTGTTATTTCTATGGGCCACGGTACCGATGACCCCCCACGCCCTCGAGGTCATGCAGGCCTGGGGCTTCAAGTATGTCAGCCATTTCGTCTGGGTGAAGGATCGGACCGGTACCGGCTATTGGAACCGCAACCAGCATGAGCTTCTCTTGATCGGCACCCGCGGCAATATCCCGGCGCCGGCCGAAGGCAGCCAGTTCCCATCGGTCATCGAGGCGCCTGTGGGCAAGCACTCCGAGAAGCCGGAGGCGGCCTTTACCATCATCGAGACCTATTACAAGGCTCTCCCGAAGATCGAGCTCTATCGTCGCGGCAAAGCCCGCCGGGGCTGGGCCGCCTGGGGCAACGAAGCGATCGCCGCATGAACTGGAACCGCGTGCACCAGGGCGTGCCAGATAACCTCATTGGCCATGCCCGCCTCTTTGCCGAGGCCTTGATCAAGCATTATGCGGACGGCGGGTCACCGCAGTCGCGCGCGCGCTCTGGCAACCGCGGCACCGAAAGCAATTTCGAGCGGCAATGTCAGGCAAAGATTGGCGAGGTCGCCACCGCGCTGTTTTTCGATCTGGACCCGCTTGTGGCCGTCAAATGGGATCTCAAGCCGGACAAGGGAAGCGACCTAACCTTGGCCACTGGTCTGCGTATCGACGTCAAGACGACCTTGCCGCCTTTCAAGTTGATTTGGTCGAACAATATCAACGATCTTTACGAGCAAAAGCAGTTCGATGTGCTCGTCAGCGTCAGCATCGATCCGGATGAATGGTCGGACTGCTGGCTGGAAGGCTATATTCGCAAGGCCGAGTTCGCTGCCGAAAAGCAGGTTGCCGACGGCCGGTCGGTCGGCGGCAAATTAGAACCCGGCACCTGGTTTATGGACAAGGAATATCTTTCCGACATTAAGGACCTGCTCCCGCCTGCTCAGTTGGCGAAAGTCGCCATACAGGGTGATATGCAGTTCCAATATATTTCCGGCGCTTGGCCCCCTGGAGTATCGAGATGACCACCCGCAAGAAGAAGGCGCCCGCGCCGCCGCGACCCTGGCCGGCATCAGCCGTCGAGACCTGGCCCATTGACCGGATAAAGCCCTATCCAAAAAATGCCAGGATGCACGCCGGCTCCCAGGTCGAGCAGATCGCGGCGTCGATGGAGCGCTTCGGTGTCACCACGCCGCTGCTCGTCGACGAGGCCGGCGTGCTCATTTATGGCCACGGCCGGCGCATGGCCGCCGAGCTGCTCGTCAAGCGCGGCAAGGCCGAATACGGCCAGCTGCCGGTGGTGGTCGCCCGCGGCTGGACCGAAGACGAGAAGAAGGCCTACCGGCTCGCCGACAACCAGCTCGCGCTCACCTCCGAGTGGGACCTGCCGGTGCTCAAGGCCGAGATCGGCTCGTTGGCGGCCGCGGGCTTCGAGCTGCCGCTGCTCGGATTCCCGGATGCGAAGCTCGTGCAGTTTACGGCCACGCCGAAAGCCCCAGATCAGTTGGAGCCATCGACGCCGGCCCCTGATCAGACCACCTGCCCGAAATGCGGCCACCAATGGTCGAAGGAAGAACCAAAATGACCGATGTGGCGGGCCGTCTCGACCCCGCGGCCAGGCCCTTCGGCGATCGCGCCGCCCGCGCCATGAAGGCGCTGGCCGCCGTCCTCGACCACGCCGGCAGCAAGCGCGGGGTTGCCGCCACCATCACCTGCCCGTGCTGCCACGGCCGCCTCGTCTATTCGATCGCGCGCGGCAACGGCCACATCCACGCCCGCTGCCAGACGCCCGGCTGCGTCGAGTTCATGCAGTGAGGCCAGCGTGCGCCTGATTCGCGTATTTCCAAGAAAGACACGCGCAACGCCCGATGATGCGCTCGCCTACTTTGGGCCGCCCGATATGTTCGCCGAGGCTGACGAGGTGCATGTGTCCGTGACGTTCACACAGGACATAGCAATCGCGGAGCGATTAGCGGAACAATGGAAAGCCGTCGCGCCGGTAAAGGTCGGCGGCGTGGCATACAACGACGCCAGCCTCGAATTTATTCCCGGCCGCTATGTCAAACCCGGCTACACGATCACGTCGCGCGGCTGTCCGCGCCGCTGCTGGTTTTGCGGGGTCTGGAAAAAGTGGCCGGTCGCTAATGCACTGCCGATCTACGACGGCTGGAACGTGCTGGATGACAATTTGCTGGCCTGCCCTCGCGATCACGTTGAGGCGGTATTTGCCATGCTACGGCGCCAGAAAAGCCCTACGGGGCGCATTGAGTTTACGGGCGGCTTGGAGGCTCTGTCGCTGCAGGACTATCAGGTGGACCTCCTGGCGAGCCTACGGCCCCGCCCAAATATGTTCTTCGCCTATGACCCTGGCGATGCTTTCGAGACCTTGGAAAGCGCCGCAAGCCGGATGCTGGCCGCTGGCTTCACCGCACGCTCGCATCGGCTCCGCGCCTATGTATTGATCGGATACCCGAAGGACACCTTTGCCGAAGCCGAGCGGCGGCTTAATCAGATGATGTCGATAGGCATCACGCCGCACGCGATGCTGTGGCGACCGGATACGCCATCGCAGGAAAAACACGCGCCCGGACCGGAGTGGCGGGGATTTCAGCGGCGTTGGGCGCGACCGACCATCATCCACGCCAAGGCGTTTTCCTTGACCCCGGTTGCCTAAATGCCGCTTCCGCGCCTAAAGTAGCGACTCGGATAGCCACACAGGAAGCGTGCACACATGCCCGGCGGCGGGTCGAAGCCTGGTGAACGCCGCGGCGGGCGCGCTGCTGGCACCCCAAACAAGAACACCGAGCGTGAGGCGCTGATCGAGCGCGCGGCCGAGGAAGCCGCCGCCGAACACGGCCAAAGCAAGGACGTCATCGCCGATGCCGTCCGCAAGGTCATCAACGCCAGGCGCAGCCCTCGGGACGACGGCGTGGAGGCGCTCGGCATCATCAAAGGGTTCGTCGCGCGCTACGTCGAGGCGTGTATGAAAACGCCGATGCCTGGCGAGAAAGACCACCCGGCCGAGCTGTGGGCGACGACGCAAACCTGGCTCAACCTCTATTTTCACGGCTGCGTGCGCATTGCCGACTTCTTCGATCCGCGTTACCGGGCGGTCTTGCTCGCGTCCGGCCAGCTTGGCGAGGGCGCGCCCGCGTTCCCGGTCATCGAAGGCATCGCGATCGGCGTTGACGGCGAAGACAAGCGTGCTCGCGCCGAGCGGGCGCAGCAGGCCTACCTGCGGCTGGTGAAGGGGTGACGACAACGGCGCCCGACGCCCCTCTCGAGGAGGCGTGGCACGGGGGGTTCCCGTGGCGCCGCGAGGGCGGGTACCACGTGTCGCCGGAGTGGTGGGACTTCCGCGATCCGGACTACGCACGGCTGTTCGACGAGAGGGCCGCGCGCCTTGAGCTGCTGCGATCCGATCCGCAGTTGCTCGCCGACGTCAACGAGTATTACCGCGGCGAGCCCGCCGACTTTATCAACGACTGGGGCACGACCTACGACCCCCGCAACGCCGACGTCGACGAGCTCACGCTCGTGCCGTTCGTGCTATGGCCGAAGCAGCGCGAGTGGATCGACTGGGTGATGTGGCTGTGGCGCACGCGCCAGAACGGGCTCTGCGAGAAGTCCCGCGACATGGGCGTGACCTGGCTGGCGATGGCGCTGGCGTCGACGCTGTGCCTGTTCCGCGACGGCGTGCAGGTAATCACGACGAGCTACCTCGGCCGCCTCGTCGACGGCGTCGGCACGCTCACGCCGCTGCTGCCCCGGGCGCGCATGTTCACCAGGAACTTGCCGGTCGATTTCCGGCCCGGCTGGGAAGAATGGCGCGACGCCCCGCAAATGCGGGTATCGTACCCGGCCACGGGTTCGCTTATCGCCGGCGACGTCGGCAAGGAGATCGGCCGCGGCGGCCGCGCCAGCATCGTCTTCGTCGACGAGGCGGCCCGCGTGGCGCCGTCGCTGGAAGCGGCTCTGCGCGACACCGCGCACTGCCGCATCGACCTGTCGACGCCCCGCGGCTACAACAACATGTTCGCCCAGAAGCGATTCAGCGGGAAGGTGCCGGTGTTCCTGTTTGATTGGCGCGAAGACCCCCGCAAGGACGACGCGTGGTACGCCGCCCAGGTCGAGAAGACGGTCGACCCGGTGGTGCTCGCCCAGGAGGTCGACCGCGACTATTCGGCCTCGGTCGAGGGCATCGTCATCCCTGGCGCCTGGGTGCGGGCGGCGATCGGCGCCCGCGAGAAGCTCAGGTTGGGCGTCAACGGCGAGCGGGGCATGGCCCTCGACGTCGCCGATGAGGGCCTCGACATGAACGCGGTCGCGAAGACCCACGGCATCGAGATCCAACGCACGCTGGAATGGAGCGGCAAGGGCGCCGACCTGTTCGCGACGGCCGAGCGCTGCTTCGCGCTATGCGACGAGGAAGGTTACAAAGGCTTCCGCTATGACGCCGACGGGCTCGGCGCCGGCATCCGCGGCGACGCCCGCGTGATCAACGACCGGCGCAAGGCCCAGAACGTGCGCCAGCTCTCGGTCATCGGCTTCCGCGGCAGCGAGGCCGTCGTCGACCCCGACGGCATTGTCGAGGGCACGAAAGGCTCGCCGGGCGACAAGGGCCGCACGAACAAGGATTACTTCGCCAACCGCAAGGCGCAGGCGTGGTGGTCGCTGCGGCGGCGCTTCGAGCGCACCTACCAGTGGGTCGTCAACGACCGCGAGTGCGATCCCGACGAAATCATCTCGATTTCCAAGGCTTGTCCCAACCACCTCAAGCTCGTGGCCGAGCTCTCGCAGCCCACGTTCTCGACGAACGGCGTCGGCAAGATCGTTATCGACAAGAAGCCGAACGGCATGAAGAGCCCAAACCTGGCTGACGCCGTGGTCATCCGCTACGCGCGCCTTGAGCGCGAGCCCATGCGGATCACGGAGGAAATGCTCAACACTTTCCGGGCGGCAGGCCCTCGCAGGGTATACTGACGGCTAGGTTGACATTCCGCGCGGCTTCGTGTCAGGAGGTTGATTAATTTGATTTGATTTTTGATTAATCAAAAGCGCGCGCCCCTTGCCGGGCTCGCGCGGAAAGAGCAAAGCCGGATGCCGCACGACGCGGGCGTTCCCACCGACGAGTTCGACGAAAACGATCCCGACACTTGGCACACGGTCGAGCCGGGCATTCGCGGGCCCAGACGCGACGACGGGCCTCTCGCCAGGCAGGTACCGCTGGCCGCCGAGCGCGTGGACGAGGCCGGTCGCACCGTCGCCACCGAACCCATGCAGTTCGACCCCGGCCCCGACGGCCCCGACGGGCCGCTGCCGGAGTTACCGCCAGCAGACGCCACCATCGAGCAGCTCGAGGACGTCAAAGCCACGATCGAGCGGCGCATGGACGCCATCGACGAGCAAGCCAGCTCCATCAAGGGCCAGCTCGACGAGGCCAAGAACGAACTGATCGCGATGGGCAAGTACGCCGACCAGGACTGGTGGCGGCGTGCCAATTCCGCGCTGCGCTACAAGGGCCGCCAGCGCCAGCGCTGCCAGCGCCTGCTCGGCGAGGTCAACCGGCGCATACGTGCCGCCAAGACGCACGCCGACAACCAGTCGCTGCTGCGGCAGTTCGTGTGCGCGGCCAAGGCGGCGCTCCCGGAAGCGCTCTACATCGACATCTGGAAAGTCGCTCGTCAGGCGGCCGCCGCCGGCGCGCCGCTCGACGCCGAAGCCGAAGCCGAAGCCGCCAACAAAGAGGTCAAGTCATGAGCCTGAAGAAGAAAATCGAAACGCTGCTCGTTATCGGCCACGATCTCGAACGTGAGAATCAAGCGCTGCGGGCCCGAATGCTCGCGGACGCCCAAAACCGAGAGATCGACATTGCTAAGGTGGTGCTTACGCTCTTCGCCAACGCTATCGAAAACGTCGACTTGCCCGATGACTTCATGATTTGCGGCGGCACGCTCACCGCCAGCGGCCGACAAACCGCCCTCAATCTGCGCATGGGCAATCTGCGGGACGTGTCGCGGGCAATCAAAAAGTTGATACCGCCGACGCAAGCAGGCGCATGATGCGCCTCGCTGCCGCCTTCGTCATTGCCTTCGTCATCGGCATGCTGCTCGGCGCGACCGGCCGCAAAGTGTTTGCACTCGCACCGCTCGCTGCCGCGTTCTTGCTCGCGGCCGTCGTCGCCCCGCACCAGTTGTGGAAAGTGTTCGCCGCCTTCGCGCTGATGGAAGTCGGCTACGTTAGCAACCTAAAATGAGCAAAGGAGAGCACCATGTTACAGCGATTTGTTGATCGTCTCGCAATCCAGGCTGCACTTATCGCGATTGCGATTATTGAAACCGGTCGCATTTTATTCAGTCGCGAAATCGATTGGGAACGCGATGAGCGCGACGTAATGAAACACGAAAAGTATCAAGCTCGCGGGGTTCGCATTCTCGAACACGCCCAATTCAATGGCATCGCCTTCTATGAGGTGGTGATCGACTACTGGGTCACGGACCATATCGTGACAGTGGTCGATAGCATTTATGACGTGCGCAATTCGGCTGCGAAGCGCGCTCGCACGCTCTATCAGACGCTCGACATCACCTACGTGCCGCACCGTTTCGATCAACTCCCGCCGAGCGGGGTGCCTTATGAGGCGAGGCGGCAATGAGCGAATGCCCGTGTTGCCAAGGTCGCCGCTACGTGCGGCTGGCGCTCTATCGGCCGGCCAAGGTCGTCTACGGCGACGGCGTGCTGCCGCCAGAAGCCGGCGAAGTCGCTTACAAGGATTACGCGTGCCCGGAGTGCAAGGCCGACACCGTGGCGTTCTCAAAGGTCGTCACGCTGACCGAAGTGGATCGTGTTCTCGATGGTTACGGCGACAACATCGAGACGATACTTCGGTCCGGCATCGCCATGCAGCTCGCCCGCCAGATGCTCGATAAAAACCTGATCGAGTTTCGGCGGGGGCCAAGCGACGGCCTCGTTACGCCATTCGGTGGCATCGTCAACGTCGTCTCGAAGGAGGCGTCCGCAACGCTGGAACAGCGCGTGGCCGCGCGCCAGGAAGAGGTCGCGCGCGAGGTCGTTGCCGAGGTGACCGCCGATATCCAAAATTGGGGCTCGGCCTCGCGCTACCTCGACGGCCGCATTGAAAAGCACCAGGCCTACCAGTTCATGCGCGAGGCGCTGGAGCGCGTGCTGGAGCGGAGGAAAGCGTGACGACCTTCCTCGTCATCATGGTGCTCGCCGCCTACCCGGCGAAGGAGATCAAAACTTATTTCGCCGGGCCGATGGACCGGCCGACATGCGAGGAAGCAGCAGCGCGCATCAACGCCGTGCCGCTGCCGACCGATGCCACGTCGATCGCAATGGAAGCCAAGTGCGAGGACTGGCAATGAACGAGCCCGACGCCGAGAGATATGAATGGGCGATAACGACCGCGATCACGAAGGCCATCTTCGACGTCGGGCGGCGTTACGGCGACGGCAGCACCATCGTTTTCATCAGCGAAGACATCGTGGCCTCTTGCATCGCCACCATCGGGTTCGCGGCCTCGACGTCGGACATCACCGACACGCCGAAGAAGGCATTGGCGTTCGCTAACATGTGCGCCGAGCGCATCTGCAGGGCAATCGCGGACCACCGCGCAGCCCACGCCGCCGGCCAATACGGCAAGCGCATCCTCACCGTCAACGAGAAGGACCGAAACTAAATGATCGACGACAAGGTGACATTGACCTCGACGTGGATTTTACGAGTTTTCTGCCCGACGATTGCTGTTTTGGCGGTAGGCACCGGCATCGTCGCGTTGATGAACGGGTTATATTCTTTGGCGGTCATTAACGCCGTTTTGATCGCCGTTGACCTCTTTCTCACGTGGGTGACATGGCGAAGATTATGCTGAGTCCGCGCCGCCAAATCGAAGTCGCCGTGCTGACGCTCGCGTGCCGGTTGCTGCTCGCCGCGGCCAAGCCTGCCGTACACGCGCTCGGCCGGCGCCTGCCCGGTCCGCTGCCCGTGTTCGTGCCGCCCGAGGTTGACTCGGCCGACCTGCAGGACGATGAACGCGCGCTTTACGGTTGCACACGTTGGCGAACATGACGCAAAAGCAGTGGAACGACGTCTTTAGAGCAATCTTCTCGGTTGCAAGCGGCGTATTTGTTTTGCTGGTGTTGAAATACGCGAATCCCGAGAACCCCATGACGAACGGCGCGATAGCCGGCGCCTGGGCGATGAAAATCTGGAAAGACCTAAACAAAGGAGATTGAAAATGCCCGACGTCACCCCCGAACAGCTCGCGCTCGCCAAGATCGAGGCCCGCACGCAGGCCAAGGCGCTGCTCGACGCCGCCGCGCAGTACCTCGTCTACACCGTCGACGGCGAGGGCAAGGCCGCGCTGATTGCGGTCGCTGCCCCCGAAGTAGCGTCGATGGGCGCGGTGGCGATACTGATGCGTGCGGCCGCGCTCAGCGGCATCTTCCAGATGACGCCGCCGGCAGCGCCAGCAACGTCGGCGCCGCCCTCGGCGCCCGCGACGCCGAACGTGGGGCCGGTGCAGTGACGAACAAGCTCGACGAGATCATCAAGGCCGGGATCAAGCCAATCACGAATCGCGAGCTGTTCCGCCAACGCAAGTCGGAAGCGTGGGCGGAACTGCGGCGGCGATTCGATGAAACCTTTCGCCGCATTGAGAAACGCGATGCTGACATACAATCAAATTGAGGAAACGCGCGATCCTCGCAGCGACGGCAAACCCAGCCTCAGCCTGCAGCAAGCGGCCAGGAATGTCGGCCTCGATTTCAAGCGATGCCCCGAGTGCAAAGGCCGCGGTTACACGAAGGCCACGCTGCTGGTCTCCATGACGGAGGTCGAGGCGTTGGCGCGCGTGAAGTCGAACGGCACGCTGCCCATCCAGTACGACCGCTGCGAGCGCTGCCGCGGCGACGGCGGCTGGCTGCTGTCGAAGAGGCAAAGCAGGAGCTGAGACAATGACCGAACCGAAAACCAGGCTCAACGCCGCGCTCGAGAAGCTCGACCTCCTCCGAGACGACCTGAACGACACCGTAGAGCCGCTCGATGCCTGCACGCTCAACAACCGGCTCAAGAAGTTACTGGGCATCGTCAGCGACATGCTGCTCGATGCCGGGGCCGACCCGAAGGCGATCAGCACGGTCCCGGAAGGCGGCCCGTACCCCGACGTGGGCTTTCATTGGCTGGAAAAGGCGCGGCTGTCGAACACGTTCTCTTCCGGCCATCTGCGCACGATAGCGAAGTGGGATGGCCACTGGTGGTTCATCGTCGATGGCGAAGAAACCAAGGGCCAGAGTCCAACCGCGGCTTTCCGCGCCGGCTGGCGCTACGCGGGGCCGGTGAAGTGACGAGCAAGCCGCTGATGCACGAGTGCCCGCTCTGCGGTGCAGACATGGTTCGCGAAGACGCCGAGCCCGACGTCGGCATCATGGTCGACGCATGGGTGTGCACCGTGTGCGAGCACTTCGAGGCGGCCGACGTCGACGACGAATCGGACTACATGGACGACGCCGCAAGGGAATCCTGATGAGAAACGAAAAAGTCACGTGCGACGGCTGCGGCGGCGATATCAGCACGCGCTGGAACAGCGTCGATTACAGGCTGGTGCTCCAGTCGGAGAGCAAGCCGCTGGCCGACAACCTCCAATACATGGCCGATATGATGATCTACGAGCCGATCAGCCGGCCGCACCATTTCTGCCGGCTGGGATGCTTGGATACTTGGCGCGACCGCGAGCGCATGCGCGGCAACTTGCTCAAAGGTTGGATGGACCGATGGGCAGAGAAGCACGGATCGGTCAATTCCTCCATACGATCATACCCGGTGCCGCCCGACGACGTCATCAAGGAGCGCGACGCAGCGATCGAGGCGGAGGTAATGATTCAATACCCGTTCACGGCGGCAGAATGAGCAACCAGAAGGGGCCGATAAAGTGAGCATCGTCGAGCGGCTGACGAAAGATTGCGCGCGTGCCGACTGCTCGTTGTCGAGCCAAGGCAGCGTCTCCACGTGCATTGGCTGGACGCCGATGTACGACCGCAACGGCAGGCTCACCAACCGCAACCAGAACATCACAAGAACGATATGGGGCTGTCTGACTTGCGGCAGATCGTGGGAAGTGAAGGCGCAATACGGCGAGACAACCATCACCGAGGACCCGTAAGGATGACTTTCGACCCTTACACCGAACTAGGCGTCGAGCGCGACGCTACCGAGGCCGACGTCCGCAAGGCCTTCCGGCGCCGCGCCAAGCAGACGCACCCGGACACCGAGAACGGCAACGCGGAAGCGTTCCGCCGGGCCTCGCGCTCGTTGGCCGTGCTGACGGACCCCGCCAAGCGCAAGACCTACGACGAGACCGGCCGCCTCGAAGACGACAAGCCCGACACGACGGCGGTCGCCGCCGGCCAGCTGATCGAGCAGTTCTTCGGCAACTTGCTCAATAACTACCTGCAGAACTTCGACAAGGTGCACGACCCGCGCTACGTCGACATAATCGCCGCCTGCCGCAAGCACGTCACCGACGACCTCGGCGTCGTGCGCTTCTCCATCGGCCGCTGGCGGCAGGCCGCCGACTTCCACAAGGACATGATCAAGCGGCTCTCGCGCAAGAAGAAGCGCCCGGGCCGCGACGTGCTGCTTGCGATGTTCGACCGCCAGGTCGCTCACGCGCTCGCGCAGGAGCAAGGCGCGACCGAGGGCGTCAAGGTCCGCGAGCTGGCGCTCAAGCTGCTCGACGACTACGAGTTCAAGTTTGATCCGCGCCCTGCCGATGCACAGGCACAGCCGCAACCCGGAGTGTTTTCGTTTCGCCTCGGCTAACGTCCCCTGTTAACCTCCGTGAATGGAGATTCGCCTCGTGCTGCCGAAATGGGCCAAGGGCTACCTCGATCTGCTCGAGGTGCTCGTCGAGACAACCGACCTCGAGGTCGACTTCGACGCGCTCATCCAGCAGCTCGCTGACGAGGCCGAGGTCGAGCTGACGCTATGACCCAGCCATTGCTTATTTTCGGCGGCGCGGCAGTCTCAATCATCTGGCTGGTCGTGATATTTCGTTATTGCGGATGGCCCGAAGGATACCCGGATTGGGGACCATGATCACCGACGAAGCGTTGCAGAAGTTCATCGACGAAGAGATCGCGAGCTGCCACGAGCGCATGCGCAAGGTGGCGGCTACAGCTCGCGACCTTGCCGACCAGGGCATCGTGCGGCGCGAGTTCGCCGACAGGATGACCGCCTTCGCTGAGCGCGCGATCGCCGGCGACGACCAGCCTTGGAGCAAGCCGCAATGAGCGAGGCGGCCAAGAGAATCATCGAGGGCGCCAAAGAGGCTGTGGCCTTCGCCCGCGGCGACTGCGGCCATGATTTGCAGATCATCAACGCCAACGCGTCGACGCGCACCAAGTGGTGCCCGCGCTGCGGCATCCGCACAACGGAGTACGCCGGCCATGAGCAATCAACGAGGTAGGTGCTGTCGCGCGCGCCGCCAAAGCCGCAATCGCCACGCCCGGCAGCAAAAAGCGATGGCGTTGATCAAGCGGCTCAACCCGCAGTTCCCGCGCGACATGCCGTTTTCGAGGCTGTCGACGCACAGCAAGCAGGCGATCATCGAAGCCTACAACAAGCTCGCGCGGCTGAAAGGCGTTTGACCAGTCAACCTTCCCGTGCAACTTGATTCCGAAATCAAGGAATCAAGAATGAACGAGCGCAAGCCTTGGATCTGCCCCGCCTGCGGCCGCGGCGTGGCCCCCGACAAAGACACGTGCGACCACGGCGGCCAGGCCACGCCACAGATCACATTCGTGCCCGTGTTCGTGCCGGCCCCGTCGTGGCCGACTTCGCCGACCATAGGCTGCGACGCCTGCCGACAAAGCGGTGTGTGCAACTGCTACCGCCCAAATCGTCTCACGCCCACGTACGGTGACACGACGGGCCTGACGACGGTCGGGGTGCACTGATGCCCTTCGACGAGCTGGAAACCATCACCAAAGCCAATGAGCCGCCGACGGCGTCGCTGTCCTACACGCGGCACCACCGCAAGGGCCAGCTGCCGAAGGAAGGCACCAGGCCGAAGCTGATCGTGACCGTGCCCGCGGTCATCATGATCTCGCAGGCCAAGCTGTTCCGGCTGTTCGTCGGCACCGGCGAGGATGAGGGCAAGCTGCGGCTTTGCGGCGTGCCTCCCGGCACCAAGGGCGCGGTCAAGGGCACCGACTTCAAGAGCTTCGTCGTCATCCGCTTCGGCTACGTGCCGCGCTTCGGCGACGAGATATTCGACGGCGTGCGCTGCGAGGTCGTGCGCGTGACCGACGACTCGTACGATCTGCTCGTGCCCGCCGCCATCCTGCCGCCGCCGCCAAAGCCGGAAACCGAGGACAAGCCGCTACCATCGCTGACGGCCATGCGCGTGGCCAACGCCGACCGCGACCGCCGCCGAAAGGCCGGCTGATGGCCAAAAAGCGCAAGCCGCAGGCGCAAAAAAGCTGGGGCGGCTACCGGCCAGGCGCCGGCCGCAAGCCGGCTGCGAGCGAGGTTAAGGCCGCCGAGCCCAACGCGACGACGAAGATCATGCGGGCGCTCGCGCGCGACGCCGAGCACGTCAGGGCCGCCACCCAAGCCGCAGCCGTCGAGAGCCGGAACCCATTCCGGCTGCCGGAGCACCCGCCGCGGGCCATGCCGTCAAAGCACCTGCGGATGGCGATGGACGAGAACCTCACGTGGGGGGCGAACCAGTGGTCGGTGCTTGGCACCGGCGCCGCGCTGGGTGCCGTCGGCGCCCAGGGCTTGTTCTTCCTCGGCTACCCGTTCCTCTCTGAGCTGGCGCAGCGGCCCGAGTACCGCGTCATGTCGGAGACGATTGCCGACGACGCGACGCGCAAGTGGATCGACTACGACGTCGTGGGCGACGCCGAGGAAATGCGCGCGCGCGCGAAGCAGGACACCGAGGACCCGGAGGGCAAGCAGGAGCGCCGCGAGAAGCGGCTCAAGGCCGCCGACAAGATGGAGAAGGTCAAGGAGATCAAGGACCATCAAGAGAGGATTCGGCTGCGCGACGCGATGTACGCGCTCTGCCGCGACGACGGGTTCTTCGGCCGCGCTCACATGTACATGGATTTCGGCACCGACCTCGATGGCGCCGGCGACGACGAGCTGCGGACGCCCATCGGCAACGGCCGCGACGAGCTCAGCCGCACGAAGGTCGCGAGGAACTCGTTCCGCGCCGTGCGCCCGATCGAGGCCGTCTGGACCTATCCGATGACGTACAACGCGGTGAACCCGCTGCGGCACGACTGGTACAATCCGCAGCAATGGTACGTCATGGGCAAGGAGCTGCACGTCAGCCGGCTGCTGACTTTCATCGGCCACCCGGTGCCCGACCTGCTCAAGCCCGCATATTCGTTCGGCGGCATCTCGCTCTCGCAGCTCGCCAAACCCTACGTCGACATCTGGCTCAAGACCCGCCAGTCGATCGGCGACCTCATCCACGCGTTCTCCGTGATGGTGCTCTCGACCGACATGCAGGCGATCCTGCAGGACGACGGCCGAGGCGGCCTGTTGCGCCGCATGGATACGTTCAACACGTTCCGCGACAACAAGGGCACGTTCCTGCTCAACAAGGCGACGGAGGAGTTCCACAACGTCTCCGTGCCGCTCTCAGGCCTTCACGAGCTGCAGGCGCAGGCGCAGGAACACATGATGTCGGTCGTGCGCATTCCAGACGTCAAGTTCACGGGCCTCAACCCGACGGGGCTAAACGCCTCGAGCGAGGGCGTGCTGCGCGCTTACTACGACACGATCGGCGCCTACCAGAACCGCTTCCAGCGGCCAAACCTGACGCGCGTCATCAACTTCGAGCAGCTCTCGCTGTTCGGCGACATCGACCCGGGCATCACCTTCAACTTCGAGCCGCTCTGGGAGATGAACCCGAAGGAGATCGCCGAGCTGCAGAAGATGGAGGCCGAGCGCGATCAGGTCTACATCGACACCGGCGTGCTCGCGCCCAAGGAAGTGCGCAGCCGCGTCATCGACGACACCGAAATGCCGTACGCCGACCTCAACCCCGAGGAAGTGCCCGAGCTGCGCGAGGAGGAGGAAGAGGGCCTCGAGCCGAAGGAGGGCCGCCCTCAGCCGCTCGCGGAAGCGGGACCCGGTCTCGGCTCGCAGCCAGACAACGAGGCACCGCCGCCGGCGAAGGACGAGGAGGTGCCGGAGGTCAGAGGCCTGCCGTGGGGCGACCTCTACGAATGGATGCGCGGCTACGACCTGCCGTCCCATCGTGGCGAGACCGCCATCGCCAAGGAGCCGCCGGCCGGCAGCGAGGCCGCGCGCAAAGGCCTCCGGGTCGGCTCGCGCGTGAGCTACGAGCGCGGCGGCGAGCGCCGGCCAGGCCGTGTGTTCGGCTTTGTGGCCAACGACGAGGGTGCCGCCACCGTGGCCATCCTCGACGCCGAAATCGACGCCGTGCGCTTTGTTGGCGACGACCAGGTCTCGCCGCGGGCGGTGCTCTCCGAAGATCGGGTCCCTTTCGCCAGCGACGCTGACTGGGACGAGGCAAAGCATAAGCGACGCAAGGACGGTAAGTTTGGCTCCGGTGGCGGCGGTGCCAGCAGCGAAAGCGCGGGCGGCGCCGGCAGCGAAGGTGAAGGCGGCGACGACAAGCCGCTTCGGAAGCTCGATGAAAAAGAACAGAAAATCTGGGACCTGAACCAAAAGCGCCTCAAGATCCTCAGCGACGAAAATGCTTCGGCCGAAGATTACGAAGCGGTCGAGGCCGAGATGGAAAAGCTCGGCTGGCAATGGGGCGACGCGATCCCAGGCTCTCGCGATGAGGAGCGTCGACGGATTAACGCCGAGATCGAAAAGGAAGAGGCAGAAAAAGCGCGCCGGATGTTCACCAAGGCCACGCCGGAATACACAATGGCGATGGCCAAGCAGATCTCCAAGAAAATGGGCTTTGATATTTCGAAGATTCAGACGACCGACGAGGTCAAGACTTTCTCGCTCAATGGGCGCGATTACAAATATGCCGGTTCGTGTGATCTGAGCACCGGTGAAATCATGATGTATACCGAACAGCTCACGGAGGCTTCAGCCGCCGGCGTCGTCGCTCACGAGATTGAGCACGCCAAGTTCCAGAAGGTCATCAACACCGTGCGCGAAGACGCACACGAAGTGATGAAGAAAATCCGCAAGTACGACGAAGGCAAACCGCGCAAAGAAGAGGCGATGAAGCCAGACGGCAGCCTGCGCGAGCCGTATGCGTCGGAATTCCCGCTCTATACCGCCTGGCACGAGGCCTACGGCAGCAAGGACCACGAAGTCTTTGCCAATAGCGACGGCGTTTCAAACTACAGCGAGGAGTATTGGAAGGCGTGGCGCAAGGGCGAATGTTCCACCGACATCGCTTTCCACGAGACGTTGGCGGAAATGGCCAGAATCCGGCTCGAGACCGGCACCTGGCCAGAGCATCGCTGGTCACCAGGCGAGGCCTCGCTCCATCAGAAACGGGGTCGCATTGCCGAGAAGGCACACCGCGAAGGTGCAAAGGCCTGGCGCAACCTTTTCAAGCTCGTCGACAAGATCTACAAGGACGCCGCATGATCGAGCGCCAGACGATCGATGGCCGTGAAGCTGTCGTGATCTACCTCTCCGACGACCTCACGCCCGTCGACCGGGACGAGGCCTCGTTGGTCAAGGTTACGTTCGAGGACGACAATTCATCCGTCTGGCTTGTGCCGCCTGGGCGCGAGGACGGCCTCGAGATCGGTGAGGACGAGTTCAACGAAAAAGATCATCCGCGCCGGGAGGACGGCAAGTTCGGCAGCGGCGCGGGTAGTGGCGCCGCGGTTGGGCCTGAAGCTCGCGCGCCCAATGACCGCGACGAGGACGACAAGCTCCTGGCCGATCTGCCGCCAGGCGCCGGCTTCGTAGAGGGCAAGGGCCAGCTCGGACGCGGCAAGTTCATGGTTGTTGCCGGCAACATCTCAAGCAATTTGCACGCGACGAAAGAGGAAGCGGTTAAGGAAGCCAAGCAATGGCTCAAAAACCGGGAATTGACCGACCGCAAGAAGGCCGAGGACAATGTCCGCCGTGCCAAGCTCGCCGAGCACCTCCTCTCCGGCAGTCAAGAGATCAGCGATACTGACCTGAAGTTCCTCGACCTGCGGCCGACCACCGAAATGCGTTTCCTGATGCCGGCGGCCGCGCAGCTATTCGGGCTTAAATCGCGCGATGTGCGGCCTTACGTGGCCAACATGATCAGGATCGGTTACACCGAATTCGGCGCCAAAAAGGAGTACATCTCATCGCGGCCGGCGTTGCTGAAGATAGCACATGCACTGGCCAATAAATCAGCGCCTGGTGCCGCCTTCGATGCAGCCTGGAATGAAGGCGACCACCCTCGAGGCCAGCCTGGCAATGCCGGCCAGTTCGGTCCCGGCGGCGGAAGCAGCGGCGGAGCCGCGAAACCGCAAAAGACAAAGGCTGAGTTTCAGCAGCACGTTGCGAAACAGAAAGCCGCACGCGAAAAGCTAAAGTCGCGAATCGAAAAATCGCTCACTGATGAAGGTTCTTTCGAAGTCGAAACCGGCAACGGCCGCACCTGGATGCTGACACCGGCAACCTCACGCGACACCGAGCCATATCGTATTACGTTCTTCGATAAGGACGGCGACCCTACCGGCCACATCGAAATCCGCGACATCGATGAAGCTGCGAGGGAGCTCTCAGGCTGGGTTAAGCCGGAGCGTAAGCTGGCCACGGCATCGCAGCTCTACCAGCCGCCGACAAAGACCGCGGACGAGATCGTCGCCGAATTCCCGGGCGGTGCGGAAGCCATCCAGAAAACGCGCGAGCGGTTGGCGAAGGTCGTGCCGACCGACAAGCAGTTCAAGCTCGAGGACGGCACCTACACGCCGGAGCGCCAGGCCGTTCACAAGAAAATCATCGACCACATCCTCACGCCGGAAGCGATCGCCAGGTCGATGCCGGCCGCCGGCGAGAAGCCCGTGCTGACCATGCTCGGTGGCCGCGGCGGCTCCGGCAAGAGCTGGTTGACGAAGTCGGAAAATGCGCCGGTGAACGAAAACACGTCGCTCCTCCTGGATGTCGACGAAATCAAAAGCCTCCTGGGCGAGCTCGGCGGCGACCCGCCCTACGAAGGCTGGAACGCTGCTCAGTTCCATGAGGAATCGGGCGACGTCGTCGACATCATCGATCGCATGTGCACCAAGCTCGGCGTCAACGTCATCCACGATGCTACGCTCAAGAGCGAAGGCAGCGCCGGCCAGCGCATGGCCGCTTACGTGGCGTCTGGCTACGAGGTCGAGGGCTATTACATGTATCTCTCGCCCCAGGATGCGACGAAGCGGGCGCTCGGCCGCTACTCCAAGGGCGGGACCTTTACCGGCCGCTTTGTGCCGCCGGAGATCGTCCTGGGCAACACGCAAAACGAAAAGAACTTCGATAAATTGTCTGCCAACATGAGAAAGTGGGCTGTCTATGACAACTCCGGAAAAGCGCCGCAGCTCGTCTCCAGATCAGACGGCGATGAGTGATTACAGCTTCCAGACCGGGCCGATCCCGGCCGATGCCTTTGAAAACGAACCAGGCCCGCCTCGTAAGCTGCCGCTTACAGAAGAGGGCCTGAAAAAGTTGGATGAAGAAACCGCGGCCTTAAAGGCGGCCGCAGAAAATGTCGTCAGGAAAGCGTCTGCTTGATTTTTTCAGAATGCTTCTTCGCGGCCGCACCAATCGCGCTCGCCCGTGGCTTCGTTCTCGACGTAGAGCAACGAGCCGTTCTCCTCGATCACGCGCACATTGCTGAGCTCGGTATACTCGCGATCATAACGGCGCAGTAACTTGCCGCGGAGATCAACCTTCTTCGACGGCTTCATGCTGCCTCCGCCTTTTCCGCCTTGGCCTCGCCGAGAGCGTTTTCGGCGATCACTTCGATGATCGCTAACATCCCCTTGGCCTCGTCCAGGTTGGCGGGTTTCTTCTTGCAGACGAGCTCGAGGATGCTTTTGAGTGCTTTCTCCACGATCTTCATGATGAGGTCCTCCATACCTCGGTACTAATATATACGCCATTATGGCGCATACGTCAATAGGCCGTATAAGGTTTATTCGTCCCAGTCTGTCGCCTCGGTCGCAATGTCCCTGGCATAGGCGGCGATAGCTGCGGCCATCCGATTTCCCCACTTTGCTCGCATTTCCCGCTCTCGGCCGGCGGCCGCGGCGCAGATGGCCACGAGCTGGCCGATGCCATCCGGGGCGCAAAATCGGATTAGATACCTATCGATTTCCCCCATCAGGGCCGCATCGGCGCAGGCGCAAATACCCACCTTGTGGTCACAGCCGCCGGCTTCGTCGATCGCGTCGGCGATCATGTTTCGGGCGCGGATAAGCAAGTCAGTCGACGACGACATATTCCCTCCCTTTAAGAATGGTTCTGAGCTCGGCAATGGTCTCGGCCGCCGACCAGTGCGTAATCCACCGACCGCCTTTGGCCAACCATAGGTGCCGGTAGCGGTCCCAGTCATCGATGAGGACGTCGCCAGGAGCTGCGTGCAGGCACTTATCCTTGGACCGGCAGCATCGGACCTCGACATGAGCGCCCAGGTGCCGCCGGCCCCAGGCCCGCTTTTCGTCAGCGGCGCCCGGTACGTTGTTGTTGTTGGGTACGCCCGTGAGCACGATCGGCTTGTAAGGCTCCAGGAATCGCCAGAGCTCGGCCATGTCGGGCATCGGCGGCAGATTCGCATAGAAGTTCGGGATCTTGCGGATAAGCCCCCAGTCGACGTCATCGGGCGGCGGCTGGCCGAAGTACGCCTCGTAGTGCCGATCGAAGTCGGCCAGCACCCCATCCATATCGACGAAGATTTGCATTGCCTTTTATTCCAGGTCAGCCAGCGTCAGCCTGCCGGCCAGCAACAGCTTGACGACCCTGGCCAGCAGGTCCGGTATCGGCGCGTCGCCAGCGGCTATCCGCTGTGCATGGCGCCTGCTCAGGCAGAAGGGATCGGCGGCGCCCACAATGGTGAGGCCGAGCTTCTTGAGGGCCGCGCGGTACTGGGTGTAAGTCATGGTGGCGTTGTCCTTGTTTTGTGAATTGTCGCCAATGTCGTATATGCCGTCGTGGCGTACCACGTCAAGATGGCGCATTGGAAACCTGCCGGCGTTTGATCTCTTCCTTGGCGAGATCGAGGCCTTTCTGGCCCTCGTAGCCGATGATCGCGCAGCGAGTGCTATGGGTGGCACCGATTTTGTAGACTTCGAAACCCTTACGGCGGGGCGTTCGGGCGATCCAGTAGTCGCCGCTCTCGTAGAGGATGTCGCTCTCCTTCACGGCGCACCTCCTCCCGCATCGATTGCCAGCAAGGCAGCATTAACACCGGTGCCGGAGAATGTGCCGGACGGCAGCTCCTCCCAGTGGGAAGCCAGCGGCTTGAGCTGCTCTTGCTGCCGCGGGCCGTTGGCGCAGATTGCCACCAGGCGGCCGCCGGGCTTGAGAAAGCCCAGCGCGTGCTTGATGTGCTTGATGTCGGCACCCCTTTCGAACGGCGGGTTCATCACGATCCGATCGAACTTGCCCAAATCGCCGTTGCACTCGAGGAAGTCGGCGCATCGCACTTCGTGCTTAGTATTCGACCGCAAGCGCAGATTGTCGGCTATCGTTGGTGAGATTTCGACGGCAACAACCTTGGCACCTGGAACCGCACCAAGAGCGTCGACGAGGCGCCCAGTGCCGGCGCTGGGCTCCAGCACTCGGTGGCTCGGCTCTATTTCCGCCAACTCGACGGCCCGCTCCGCCAGGTCAGGCGGGGTCGGAAACAGCTGGTTGGCGACGACGACCTGGGCGCCCCCGCCTTTTAAGGCCTGCCGCATGGCCTCGATGTCGTCAGGCACCTCCCTAGCGGCCGTCTGCGGTCGGCTCACAGGCGCCCGCGGCTGGGGCGCTGGCAGCGCGTTTTCGGGTGACTTAGGCTCGGGCTTCGGCGGCATCACCACCTTGGCGTCGGTCAAGAACACCTGCTGCTTTTTCATCATGCCGGCCGGGACCTGTCGGAACCGGTGACAGCCGGCGGTGTCGGTGGCCCTGGCGACGCCGTAATACGGGAAGTCGGACCACTTCCGTTTCATCATCGCCGCCCACTCGGCCTGGGTCATTTCACGGAACCCATCGCCAGGGTAGTTGCAGATCGGGGGCAGCGCGGTCGCCTTCTTGACCTTAGCCGCCATCTCCTCGGTCGGCGGCTGGTAGTCGACGATCTTCTCGATGCTGTACTTCCAGGTCTTCGCCCAGTGGACGCTTGCCGGCGCCTGGGTGGTCACGCTGTTGATCGCGCCGTTCGACTTGTTGACCCGGATCACGACCAGCCATTCGCCCCTGGTGAGGACCTTGCCGCCGGGCTTAATGTCGAACCGGCCGCCAAAGCCTGACCCGATCTCGCCATTGCCGATCTGCTCGTTGAGCATCGCCCGCTCGTAGACCAGGCGATTCTCATAGTGCGCGATCCATCGCTCGTAGTGCGCGATGTTGGCCGGATAGACCTTCTTCGCGTACTCGACCACCTCGTCGACCGACCGCGGCGCATACAAGGTCGGGTATGAATTGCTCAAGACATCGTGGGCAGTCGGGTTGTGCGAGAGGTCTTCTCGATCGCCTTCCTTCCGCGGCAAGTGCAGCCAGCAACCGCCGGCGATCCTGAGCGCGACCTTGGCCTGCAATTCCTTGTCGGGTTCGTTGCCGCACTCGGTCCACAGGTGCAGCCACATGGCGGCTTCCTGTTTGTTCTTCTCGGCCTTCCGCTTGTCGGACTCGAGGCCCTTTATCCGGCGATGGCGAACTGCCGGCAGCTCTTTGTATTTGGCCGCGGCGATCGCGCCGGCAGCTCGACCCTGCCAGTAATTGGCAGTGTTCCACATCTTGACGGCCTTGCGCATGCCGTTGTCGATCTTCTCTTTGTCTCGGCGTGCGCGCTTCTCGCTGTGATGGCCGATCAAGATCGGCTGGCCAAACGGGATGTTGTCGGCGATCGCGGCCACAGCCTTGCGGGCGCTTTCCGCGTCCGCGGTCCTGGCCTCGCTGTAGTCTTCGAACCGCTCGGCCCGCTCCTCGGCGCGCTCGACCAGGCTCTTGTCCTCGTCTTCGATCTCGCCGGCGAGGTCAATCAACAGATCCTCGCGGGCAGGCGTCCAGGCGGGCGCGACAAAGAGCTCTTGCTTGGGCGCCCAGCGAAAGCCGGCGGCCTTCACCTTGGCGTACGTCTCGGCGTCCAGGCGGCTCGAGGCGTAGAGCCGTAGCTTGTTGTCGTCAGGCGAATAAGTGGCAGTGTAGCGCATCAGAAAACCCCTTTCTTTTCCGGTAAATGGTAGAAGTTCACGGACTTGAAAATGCCGCGGATGCCCTTTGGGCTCGTGTTTCGGAGGTTCGCGTCTAAGTTCAGAAGCTGGACGCCGCCGGCCTTGCCGGATCATGAACATTCGGCGGTCGCGGACCATCAGCGAGGCCATCGTGCCTTCGTCGCCGATCATGCCGTACTCGGTAACCAGGAAGACCAGCTTGCCGTCATCGACGATCTTGAATTGCTTGAACTCGTATTTGTCGGGCTTACCGCAAGATTTCATCTCGACGATGGCGGTCTTAATCCGCTCGATCGTCCCTTGCTGCTTCGGGTTCATTGTGCGTCCCGCACTTCGCAGCCGACGTTGAAAAGCTTGGCGGCCACAAGGCCGGTCGCCGCCAGGAACGCCGCATCGGCCTCGGCGATGTTGGCCGCAAGGCACTCGAAAACGACGTTGTCGATTTGAACAAATCGGCTTTTGGTCTGGTGGTCTGTGTAAACGTACTTTTTCATGACAAGTCCTCCATCGACCTATAATATACGCCCTCCTGGCGTAGTACGTCAAGGGGGCGTATCATTCTTTTTCGGAATAAAAACGAGGTAGCCGGGCTCGACGATCCGCTCGCCGGTGCGGCCAACCTCGAGGATAATTTTCGAGCCATCAGTCAGCGCGTCGACGCCCACGATCGTCACCCACGGCTCGAGACCGAAATCGTCAGCTCCGGCCTCGAAAATGTAGCCCTGGGTGTCGGGGTGCTCCCAAAGCCACTGGGCGGTGACCGCAACGCGGTTGGCCTGGGTGGCGCGAAATTGGCTTTGTCGTAGCCGCCTGATGCCTGGATCAAGCATTGAGAGCCTCCTGTCCTGATCGACGATCGAGCTCGAGCGGCGTCACCGGCACCTGCTTCTTCGCCGCGCGGACCTGGGCCAGGGTCGGCCCGTCGCTGGTGCCCTTTCCGGTATTGGGGAAGAACGAGAAGATTTCCGACTTGGCGATCCGCTTGGCTTTCTTGTAGCGGAAGTGCCAACGGGAGAATCCCTCCCCGCGTAGGCGGAAAAATTCGACGTAGCCGCCGAGGTAGAACTCGCCATCCTGGTCGGTCAGGTAGACGACCGACGTGCCTGGGCGACGGCCGTTCGGTTGATTGCTGCCGAACTGTGCCAGCGCCCAGGGCTGGCGAAGAGACGAGCCGAAAAACTGATGCGTCATTTCAGGTGTTTCCTTTTGCTACGGCGCGGATCTCGCGCAACTGGCGTGCCTGCTCGTCCCAGAAAGCATCGTGCAGTTTGTGGGCTGCGTTTTGGGCGTCGAAGAAATTCGAGTGCCGGGACACGACACGGTGTCCCTCGCGCACCTGATACTCGGCCCAGTCGGCACGCAAGCCGCGAGGCCCACCGTGCTTGACGCGCTCCTGAAGGACCACCTTGAACCAGCCAATTTGGTCGAGGAATGTCATCCTAACCCTCCAATTTTATTTCGGCCAAAGCCGCGAGAATGCGGGCCGCAGCGGCCTGACCGTTCGGACCAATTGGTTTGAAGCCGTCAAGAACAAGCGCGCGGAATTCAGCGGCCGTCGTGGCGTTGACGGCGTCTCCGTTGCGTGGGTTTATCAAGAGCATCATGTTCGTGTCCCCTCCAATTTGACCCACTGCCCGTCAACGCGCTGGTGGGTCTGCTTCCAGCCGTCGTAGCGGCCCTGTTCCAGGGCGATCTGCTCTTCGAGGTTCTTGATCCCGCGATCCAGGCCGCCCAGATGCCGGCCTTTGTAGTCCTCGTAATCAGCACCGTAAGCCTGGCTGCGACCGACGCCGGCCTTGAAGGCGTCGAAGCTCCCGCGCATCACGTTGAATTTTGCTTCCATGAGAGGCCACTTTGGCCGGCCGCCGTAGCTCCGCGGCCGCCAGTCCAGGGCCCGCATCGGGCCGATGATTTCTCGGTCGTAGCGGAACACGATCGGTTCGAGCTCTGCCGCGATGGCAGCGCGGTGCTCGATATGCCGGGCCAAGTCGCTCCGCATCAACACGATCATCCGCGCCAGGGCGGCGCGATCGACCTCGAAGGGTAATTCCTTGGCGCCCATGCACGAGGAAGTCTGCCAGCCGTAACCGGGCCGCTGGTAGCCGTGGTGGGCGATCGTTCCGGTGTTTGCCAGGATGGCCCGGCCGCAGCACTGGCAGTGCATCGCGGCTTGTTTCCGGGCTTCTCGTTTTGCGGCGTTTGCGGCGGCGTTGGCCTCCCGCTGGGCCTTCCGCTCGAAGTAGTTCAGGTGGCTGAAACGGCGCATCTCGATCTCCCTTACAAATGAGAGAATACGCCCGGCCGTCGTATACGTCAATAGGGCGTATTAAATTATTTTTCGCATCGTGGCTTCATATTGCCAGCCGCCGGCGCTTGGTCGGGGCAAATCGCCGGCCTACCGATCGGCTTCGCTGGACTGACCCCAGTAAACATCGTAACCGGGCTTCCCGCGGTAAGGGCGCAGCGCCACAACACGTCCCTTGCGCCACTTTCCGCTTGCAGGGTCGCGGGCCTCGACGGCCTCACCGATCGCATAGGCGTAGGTGATGATGATCATGCGTCACCATCGGCGCCGCAGTGGATGCAATAGCAGCGACCCTCGCCGAAGTAGCTCGGGTCGTCGCCGCCGTATTGCGTGCCGGTATACTCCCATTCGTGGCCGCCTGGATTTGTGCAGCCACCTGGCTCATCGAAAAAGTCGTCCTCGATCTCGTTCTCACGTTTCGGTGCCATCCGTCCCTCCTCAGTGTCCGAAGATGTTTCGACCCATGCTCTCGCGCAGCTCGGCCGCATGCTTTTCGTGCGCCTCTTCGCGGTCAAACATCGCGTCCTTGCGCTCTTCCTCGATACGCCACCAGTCAGCGATGGCCTCGTCGCGCGTTGAACCCCAGCCGATATGATGCCGATTGCCGCTATCCTCCGCGCCGTCGTACGTGTCTAGGTCGATAGCCTGCCAGCGCATATTGTGCGGATGGTGGCCGTAGTAAGTGACTTCGATCATGGTTGGTATCTCTAGCGGTTGGAGATGATGCGAAAGCGGCTTTCGTGAACGCACAGTTTGCCCCCGTCGTCATAGCGCACGACATGATAGCCTTCCGGCAAAGGGAGGTTCTCAGCGCGCGGCTTAACGATGGTCGCACCGATTGCCGACGTGCCGTGGATTTCAATTCGCGTGCCGGATTTGGGCATGTCCGTTCCCCTTGTGTGTAGTGTGTTAGGCGTCATCGCAAAGTCAGTATTTTACTTCTGTCGATGATGGCCCAGAAAGTATCCTGCGTTCGGTAAACTTCCTCTGCGGTGCAATCGGGAAAGATTTCAATGATGGTGTCGTTGAGATTGTCCAAGTAGTCCAAGGCTCGGTCGATGCCTTGATCCAGTGCCTCGTAGGCGTTGGACTTGGCAATTTCTTCCATTCTCTCGCGGCGGGTTTCTTCCTCCCCGACGCTCATCTCAGGCCTCTTCCTCGAGCTCGTCGCCAGAATCGGGGTCGACTTCGAACGTGTCGACGATGTACTGGCGCGCCTGGGCGATCGTATCGAACGGCCCGCTCCATTCGGTGGCGTCCATATAGCCTGGGGCCGAGAGGTGGCAGAACCACTTGCCGGAATACGTTTCCTCGATCTCGTAGCCCTCCTGGAGGCCGGCCACGTCGGCCGGACAAGCGCACGATTCGCCGTACGCATCGACCATGCGCACGAAGGGTCCGTTCGTGTAGTAGGGGATCATGAACGCCATGTCAGATCCCCTGCCAGTTTCCGAGCATTTTCTGCTCCCACTTGGCTTCCATCTCGCATTCGGCATCGGCCTCGCACTGCTCTTTCCAGGCCTTCTTCTCGGCCTTGCTCATCTTCGAGTAGTCCGGGACCTTGGCCTTGCCGTTCTGGCAGGCGTCGCAGGCTTTGTCGTAGCCGCCTGCCATGTATTGTTCGAAGAACTCGGGGCCCTGCTCGTCCATCTCGGACTGGGTATAGGCGCCGAGGTATGCGCTCGACTTGCCGTGGCCGTCACAGGCCGAGCAGATCACCCACTTGAACGGCAGTTCGATCTCGCCGCCGTCCTCGTCGTAAACAACCAGCTTTTTCATGTCTCGTCCTCCTTCTTCAAAAACAGGGCAATTCGACTTCCGCCTCGGCGCCGGCTTTCGCCCTCGCCGCCGGCCTCCCAGGCGTCGATCGCGGCGAATGCCGCTTTCACCCGGGCGTGCCACTTTTCGGTGCCGACCTGCCAGTAATCGCCGGCGCTGCCAAACCCGACCCAGCCGTAGGTCTCGCACAGCCAGATCAGGTAATCGAAGCTCTCATTCAGATGCCAGATGCCCATCGCCCGATCGGGGTCCAGTTGGCTGATCCGGCACAGCTCGGCGTTCTCTTCCTCGGTCCCGCCGATCACGTCGGGCACGACTGCGATCGCCTGCGGGCACTTCTCCAGGATGGCACCGGCCCAGGCCTCGAAGCCCTCGAGGTAACCCTCGTCGAAGCCGGTTGCTTCGCCGCGGCGATACATGCTGAAGGCGCCATTGTCGATCAGCAGGATTCCCGCCTCGCCAACCAGCCGCATCGCATCGTCCAGCTGTTTATTGAGCTTCTTGCGGGTGGCGTAGCTGACGCAGAAAGACGCGCCCTTGAGCTGCTCCAGGGCGCTCAAAGGATTCAGCGGCAAACCGTAGACGGTGATCTTTTTCACCTACGCCTCCTCTTTCGCCGCTTCCATCGCTTCGATGACCCAGATCGCTTCATCGCCAGCGTCGATGACCCGCTCCGGGATGTTGTAGTCGTAGGCCACCGCTGGCCATACGCCAGGCTCGGCAACCTCGGACCCCACGCCGTTCCACATTTGCACCTCCTGTTCCCAACAGGATTAAACTACGCCCTCCTGGCACATACGTCAAGAGGGCGTATCTAAAATATGTTTCAAGGCAAGGCACGCAGTCCCTTGAGCGTGATCTTGCCTTTGCAGCCGATCGCCTTCCAGGCGAACTTGCTGGCGGGGCCGTCCCATATCCAGGTGGTGCGCTCCGTGGTGAGGATTTCGTCGGCGGTTTGGCTATGGGCTGCAGCAAGGGCTACGCGCCGTTCGACGGCGGCGGTTGTCATCCGGTTCCGTGGTAAGAGAGCTCTTCGACCGCGGGCTCAGGCCATGCTTTGAGATTGTGGAGCTCGATCACGACCGAAGCCTTCGCGGCGTGGCCCTTGGCAAAATGCACCTGGGCGTCATCGCCGCCGTCGTAGTTGACGACCGCGCCTTCCCACCGGCCGAGGTCGGCCGGCAGCAGCCCCCGCATCTGGCCAAGCGCCGCGGCGTAGAGCACCAACTTCTCGAGGCCAAGCTCATTGCGGTTGCCGCCGTAGTACATGGCGGGCTTTTTCCAGAACGGCTCCATGCCGTTGCGCATTTTCTGGGGGCCGTTGAGGGCCCGCTTGTGGGCGGCGACTTCTTTCCGATACCACTCGCTCATCTTGCGTTTCATGACCCAGTTCCTCCTACAGTCAGGATTATACGCCCTCCTGGCGTAGTACGTCAATAGGGCGTATTAAATTATTTTTCCGCCTGGGCCAGTTCGGCAATGAGGTTTTTGGGCAGCACGTAGGAGAAGCCGCCGTTCATGAAGCGAACCTTGCGGCCGATCTTCTTGACGGTGAAGGTATCGACCGCGGCGCCATTGATAAAGTTTGCCGGCTTCGGCAACTTAACGGCCATGCCGTCGACGAGCTTGATGGCGGCTGCCGCCTTGTCGACTGCCTCCTGGCATCGCGCGCGCCAGTCTCGGGCGTAGGTTTCGACGCCGTCCTTGATGGGGCTCAGCATCTTAAACAATTTTGCCGGGCATCCGGCTTCGCATGGCCCCATAAACTCGTCCATGTCCTTGTATCCGAAGTTGCAGCCGTCTTTCGGGTTGCGCTCCCATCGAGTCAGAACAACAAGGCAGAGCCGGACCTTGCCGTCCGCGTCAGCGACGAGGCGCCCTTCCTTTTCCGCGCTGACCTCGTAGACGGCATAGAACACGCCGTTCTTAGTCGCCGATGCTTTTATTCCGGCGGCGAATTTCTCGCCGAACTCGCGTTTGAACCACTCCTCATTCCCGGTTCCGGGAGCTCGATATTGATAAGTCCATCCCATGTTCAGTCCTCCTCCACGACTTCGAATTTCAGGATTGCGCGCTCGTCCTCGAAGATCTCGCCGGCGCACTTGACCTCGTACTCGCCGCGCCACTGCGCTTCCTTCCTGGTTGGGAAGGGGCCAAACCGCCAGCCATCCCAGGCCACGCCCTTCACTTCGGTGTAAAACACTTAGCCCTCCTTCACCCGCTCCAGCTGGGTTTGCTTCTCGCCTCGAAATTCGTCGTGAGCCTTAACGGTGCCGGTGATCACGAGCTCGTCGTTCTCGGAAACCCGGAAGGCGCCGCTCTTGATGACGACGGTGTTGCCGTCCTCGGTGCGGCAGGTGGCGATCCTCCAGATGCCCCACTGGCTTTCGCCGGTGACGACCCGGACCACCTTGATCTTCAGGCCCCGGATGCGCTCGCCGACCTTGCCGATGAACTGGGTCCCGGCCTTCCGCGCGTCCTCGGCCTCAATCTTGGCGATCGCGGCCTCGAGGGCGGCGACCTGACCATCACTAAGCCGGCAATTTGCACGGCCCTTCCGGACCACGTCCTCGATGAACGGATTTCGCTCCAGGAAGGGCTCGCAGCGGGCCAGCAAGGCACCGTGCATCGCCTGGAAGTCGCTGGCCGCAGCATCGGCCTCGGCCTTCCGGGCCGCTTCCTTGGCCGCCCAGGCGGCTGCCTTTTTGGCGTCCCGCTTTGCCTTCGCGGCGTTCAGCTTCTCGACCTGCTCGGCGGTAAACAGGGCGACGGCCTTGTGGCCCTTGTCGCCACGGCCGCCGCAATCAAAACACTTCCAGCCGGTGAACTTCCACATATCGGCACCACCGGCGCCGCCGCAGCGACTGCACTTTACGATCTGCATACAGAAGGGCTTGCCCTTCGCGTCTCGTCGGATTGCCGCTTCGGCAATCTTTTCCCCGTGCCTGGTAAAGAGCTCGACCATGACCGTCAGGCTCCCCACACTGCCTCGACCCCGATCATCGCGAAGTCGACCTCGGCATCATCTGCCGCCGCGAACAGCTTGGCGAACATCGCCCCCGCCATCACGAAAGCCACCTTGGCGGCGGCAGCGATGGCAACCCAGTCCAGTCCCGCGAGCATCATCATGGCACCCTTCCTTTCCCTTCATTCTCAATATACGCCAGGAAGGCGCACTACGTCAAGAGGGCGTAGTGCATTTTTGTGAATTATTTTCAGAAATCTTTCGCCCATTTAATAGCTTCCTTGGCCGCCGCCGCGGGGCTAAACCCGTCCTCGAAGGCGTCGAGGTAGTTAAAATCCGGCAGGTCGTCGGCGCCAAGCCCGCATTTCTTGACGATTATGGCGTCAACCTTTTTCATCCAGGCGGAATAGGCGGCGCCGCCGGGAACCGCGGAAATCTTGGCCTTTAGCGCGGCCCATTGCAGGTCGTTCAACGCAGTCTCCATCATTTTGTGGCTGATGTTCATCATATACGCCATATCGGCGTATACGTCAATAGGGCGCATATTGACTAATGGCGGCAATATGGCGTAGTGCGACATTCTGACCGATTATGGTGGAGACCTTAAATGACGCGAGAGCAAAAGCTCTGGCTCGACGCCAACCCGCAGTTCGGCGTCTGCGGCCGGCCAGCGAGCATGACCCGCTACGAGCAAAAGGGCGTATTGTTCCCCGACGGCAAGTACACGCCGGGCTTCAAGTTGAGGCCCAGCCACCAGGCTGAGGGCGCGTTCGAGGTCGCGGTCCAGGTGATGGTCGATCTCAACAACCCAGCTGAGCGCGCACGGGCCGCCGTCAACGACCCGCGCGGCAACGCGAACGAGCGCGGCTATGACCGCCAAGGTGGCGGCACCAAAGTATGACCGAGCTGGAGCAAGCCCGCCTGTGGTTGCGGATCGTGCAGGGGGTCCTGCAACGCGAGCGAGCCGTTTACGCGCATTACGGCGCTCATGGCACGGCGCCGCTGGTGCGGGCCGCCGAGTGCGCGGTGCTTGCTGCGCTCTCGTGGGTGTGGGACGCGCAGGAACGCGCGCCGAGAATCGAGCCGACTGCGGTGTGGCGCGTCAAGGGCGTCGGCGAAAAAGGCGAACTGTTGCTGTCGATAGGTTGACTTTTCGCCGCCGGCTCGCTGATGCTTTGGCCGCCGCGCCACGCCGAAGGACAACCCGCCCCCCCCATGACCGAACAAGCGAAATATCGCATACCGAAAACTGGCGAAAGCTGGCGCCACTACGAGGGCGGTCTTTGCACGATTGTCGGCCTGGCGCGCGATCCCGACGGTTTCGTTAACGTCGTTTACACGGGATACCGCTGGCAGTGCGCGCAACTGCCTCCGCTATACGTCCAGCAGCTCGATCGGTTCCTGCAGGAAGTCGAAAACAACCGGCCGCGCTATAGCTTCGAGCGCGACGTCGGCGACGACGATGTCTGCCCGTTCATTCGCCCATGATCGTCTCGCTCGTCACCGACGCCTCCTACTGCGAGCGCACGCGCACCGGCTCGTGGGCCGCGTGGGCCGAGAGCGACCGCGGCCGCTTCTTCGGCGGCAACGTGCTGCCGGGCTCGACCAGCGGCAATAATTCCGCCGAGATGAGCGCCGCCGCCCGCGGCCTGCGCATCGCCGTCGACCGCGGCATTCTCGCCGCCGGCGACACGCTCCGGTTTCAGACTGATTCCGTGTTCGTCGCCGGCAGGCTTAAACCCGATCGCCTCTCGCGCCGCGCGCGCTGGCGGCAACGCCACGGCATCCCGCAGCCGGGGCTGGAAGACGGCATCACCGTCAGCTCGTCGCCGCGCATGTTTTTCATCCGCACCGTCAACTTGCTCGGGCTGTCCTTGTCGATCAAGCGTTCGGGCGGCGGCGATCGCCTGCGGGCCGTCGACCGCTTCGCCCGCATGTGCATGATCGAGGAGCGGGCGTTGCGGGACGGCAGCACGATCGAGGCCGCGCACATAAAGGCGTTCGAGGACGACATGGACGAGGCGCGTATGCTCTGGATCAGACAGCAACAACAGGAGAAAGCGACATGCCCCGAGGAATCCAAGCGTTTGTGAAGGCGCCGCCCGGCGAGATGACGCGCGACGAGTTTAACCGAAGGCTCCAAGAAGTGCAGGAGATTGAGGCTCAATGCGGCTTCCAGATTCTCAGCCCATATCGCTATTACGACCCAAAAACGCATGAGCTGCTCGAAGCTGGGTACGGAACCAAAAGAGGCACCGTGTTTCGGCAGGTGCGCCCGTTCAAGAAAGACTGCGAATACTTCGTCGACGAAGGGCTCTACCGTTGCATCGTTTATTCCGACCACACCCGCTGAATAGCAGCCCGGTTGACAACGCCGCCGCCAAAGGCGTATAGGCCGCCGCCATGTGCAAGTTAACCTCATATAGCGCAATAGCCGCTGCCGCCAGCTGGTCGTTTAATCGACCGGCCAGCGAGCGGCCGCACGCATGCGTGATGGGTATTTCCTTGCAAACATCAAAGACGACCAAAGAACAGCCCGGGACCGGGCTAAGGCGCAGAGCAGACTAACCCGCGGAGACCACACCCTCCGCCCAAAGCGGAGAGGACCGATGGTCCGCACCACCACCACCGAGATAACGCAGGCAGAAGCATACGACCGCTGGTTTAGAGCGTGGTCAATGCTGCCGAACACCTACCAGCACGCAATCGTTGCGTATTGCCTTCGCGCGGACCGCGACGTTGCGGAGATCGCGCTTTGGCTGTGACTTTGCCGCGCGCGAGCGCGGCCACGTTGTGAACGTCCAGGACGGTGCCCTTGGGCATAAGGCACCACGCTAGGCTACGGTGTTCTGGCTAGGACCCAGACGCAACTCGGCTAGTGCGCCGAGACCCGGGACAAGGTTGACTTGTCATGGCTACGCGGTTGAAAATGCGCTTCATGAGCAAGTGCGGAGCATATATTGGCGGCCACACGGTCGTGCGCCACAAGCGAGCTTGGCACTACGAAGCTGCCCTTGCGGCGGCATCTGGAATCGAAAAGAAGCGCTCGGCGCTCCAACAGGGAGTGCACGACATGCTGGAAGCCAGAGAACGTGACAAAGCGGAAGATCGCTTCGCTCATTTGGAATACCTCAATCGGCGCCGCCGCCGGCCGGACCGGCCAACGCCAAGAAAAACGCCATCAATCAAGTTGCTCAAAAACCAGAAACTGTGATTTGCGCCGAGTACCGGCGCCGCACATAATGCGCGACCGTCGAATCGGGGGCGCGCCGGATGCTTTCCAAGCACGAGAAATACCTGGCCGACCATCCCGAGGCGATGATGGCCCACGCCATCCGCCGGCTGTTCGAGCGCCACGGCATCATCATCACCATCGCCGACTACAAGGCGATGACCGCATTGTGCCGAGACGGCACGTCGCCGCCGCTCGGCATCGGCAGCAAGGAAGGCACCTACCACCTGCTGCGCATCCGCCAGCGTGAGATCTGGGCGGTCTACCGCCACGACAAGCAGTCGATCGTTTCCTTCTACGCCGGCGAGCCCGCGAAGCTGCAACGCAAGCGGCGGCGCGCAGAGCAGCGGCAACACGAACAGGCGCTGGCTTAGCTCAGTCGGTAGAGCGCTTCCCTCGTAAGGAAGAGGCCGTTGGTTCGATCCCAGCAGCTAGCACCAATTCACGCCGCCTTAGCTCAGCCCGGTAGAGCAGCGATTCTGTAAATCGAAGGTCGTCCGTTCAAATCGAGACAGGTGGCACCAAATGCAGAAATGGCAAATCCATCCGCTCTACAAGAGCGCCTTCGGCTACAAGGTTACAGACCCAAAGCTCGGCGAGTTCTGGAAGATTGTCGGCCACCTCGAACGCTGGCCTGGTTGGGAAGAGCGCCTAGCGCGCTTGCTCGAAGCTGTGAACAACGCCGACGTAGCTCAGTCGACAGAGCGCATCCTTGGTACGGATGAGGCCGCTGGTTAAATCCCAGCCGTTGGCACCAAATGACGCGTCGATAGCCCAACGGTAGAGGCAACGGGTTCAGGCCCCGTCCAGTGATGGGTTCGAATCCCTCTCGACGCACCACTTTCGCCCCTGTAGCCCAACATGGTAGAGGCCAGCCCTTCAAAACGGCTTGAGTTGCCGGTTCGAGTCCGGCCCGGGGCACCAAACAATGATCAAAGGAAATCAAGGAAGCGCGCCGCTACGACAACGTGCTGCTGCTGTTGATTCTGCTCGTCGAGCTAGTCGACCTCTAATCATCACTGGTAAGCTCCGTCGCCAAGCGGCCAAAGGCATCGGTGTCACATACCGACAATCCCGAGGTTCGAATCCTCGCGGGAGCACCATGTTCCACTACATTCTAATCATCTCGATCTACGGTGCTGCTCTCGGCGGCGACGATTGGTTCAAGTTTGAAACCCGAGAAGACTGTATGCAGGCCGCTCAGGTCGCTGCCAATGTCGGGGCGAGGTTTAGTATGGACGCGTATTGCTACGAATGGGACGGCCACCGCGGAGATTTCGTCGGCGGTTTGGCTATGGGCTGCAGCAAGGGCTACGCGCCGTTCGACGGCGGCGGTTGTCATCCGGTTCCGTGGTAAGAGAGAAACCCAAATGATCGTCGTGCACTTCTTCGGCGGCTATCAGGCAACGCAAGCGCAAGTCGACGCGTGGGCGGCCTCCGCCAAGCAGCAACGGCCCGACGTCGCGTTCGAGGCGCTGCCGTACCCGGCGGGCGCCACCTCCGGCGACCCGCTAGCAAAGATCGCACCGGCGACGATCGACGGCTGGGCCAAGACGATCACGGCCGACGTCGCCGACGAGCACTACATCGTTGGCCACAGCTCAGGCTGCGCGATCGCCAACGCGGTCGCCGCCGCTGCGCTCCAGAAGGGTGCCAGGAACTTCTCGCTGGTCGTGCTCGATGGCTTCCGGCCGTTTCCGGCCCTGCTGGCGCTGGCGTCGACCACGTGCTGGTCGGCGACGTGCGACGGCCACCATTCGCTCAACTATTTCGCGCTCGCAGGCACGCCGCGCTTCCGCGTCTACCCGGCGATGTCCGCGCACGGCATCTGGGCGCTGCATTTCAGCCTCGTCAACCGCAACAGTGGCGACTTGCTCGTCAAGGTCGTGGCCGACGGCTACAAGAGCTGCGCGGCTAACCTTTGCTGGCTTGCGCCGCCGGCGACGCCGCCGCTGGTCGCTTGAGTTTCAAGACCAGGCGCCGCAAGTTGCTTTTGTTCATACCGCGCTTCTTAGCCATTTCGCCCCAGCCCATGCCGGCAGCACGGTCAGCGAGCAATTCGGCATCGAATCGGTCGCACAGCCGCTTTTGATCTTCTTCGGAAACGTACATCATCAGCGTCCATCGTAAGGCCGGTCGAACGGGCTGGCCGCCTTCGGATCGAGCGGCCGTTGCGGCCGCCTGCGGGTTGTGCCCGTCGCTGCGGCCTTCGCCCGCTCGTCGCCGAGCTTGCGCGCGACCGCCTCGTAGGCGCCGCGCAGCACCGTGACCTCGGCGCGCAACGCCTCGTTCTGCTCGACCAGCTCGGCGTATGTCGGCGGCCGCTGCGGTTCTTCTTCGTCAGCCATTCACCGTGCCTCTAGCTCAGTGGGAGAGCGCATCTTTGACATGGATGAGGTCGGCGGTTCAATCCCGTCGAGGCACACCATTTTTAGACGACCCTTTAGCTCAGCCCGGTCAGAGCGCTCGCCCGATAAGCGAGAGGTCGGTGGTTCGAATCCACCCGGGTCGACCAAATCTCATGGGTGCTTAGCTCAGTTGGGTAGAGCACCGGCTTTTTAATCCGGATGTCGCCGGTTCGAACCCGGCAGCACCTGCGGGCGCTTAGCTCAGCGGCAGAGCGGGTGACTCTTAATCATCTGGTCCGGGGTTCGAGTCCCCGAGCGCCCTCCAAATACGCGGTCGTGGCGGAACTGGCAGACGCGCGGCGTTGAGGTCGCCGTGGGCAACCATCCGAGTTCGAGTCTCGGCGACCGCACCAAACATGCTCTGTGACGCAGCGGGTGAAGCGGGCCGCCTGTCGAGCGGTTGCCGACGGGTTCGAGTCCCGTACAGAGAGCGCCAGATAAAACACAACAGCGTGTAGCTCAGCCTGGTCTAGAGCACCTGCCTCGGGCGCAGGGGGCCGCAGGTTCGAATCCTGCCACGCTGACCATTTTCGACGAGAGCTTGTGGGGCTCACCGTTGTGCACCTGTAGTTTAGTTGGAAAACAGCTTGAGAAGAACCAAGTAGGCAAAAGCGCGTGGTGCACCACGCCAGCCGAACGTAGTAAGCTCTCGATGTCGCGGGTATCGATTCCCGCCGGGTGCTGCCCACAAGGGAGCCGCGAGAGCGGAGCAACTAACACGAGGCGCCAGCGCGCGCCTACTCGTCGGAAGACCGCGCACGTAGCTCAAACGGTAGAGCCGGTCGCTCATAACGGCCTCGATGTCGGTTCGAGTCCGGCCGGGCGCACCAAATGCTATCATTCAAACCGGAAAGGAATCGGCCATGCTGCAACATCACCCGGCGCTCGTGCTTAACGCCGACTTCCGGCCGGTGAGCCTCTTCCCGCTCTCCGTCAAGGACGCGTGGGAGGCGATCAAGAACGTCTACGAGGAGACGGTCTCGGTCGTCGCCGAGTACGACGAGGTCGTGCGCTCGCCGACGGTGACGATGCGCATCCCTTCGGTCGTGGCGCTCCGCACCTACGTCCGCGACGGCGGCCACGTGTCGTTCACCAGCTCCAACGTGTTCCTGCGCGACCGCCACCGCTGCCAGTATTGCGGCGAACGCCGGCCGCTGACGATCGACCACGTGCAGCCGGTCTCGCGCGGCGGCCTCCACCGCTGGGAGAACGTCGTCGCCGCCTGCGGGCCCTGCAACACCCGCAAGGGCAACACGGTGGGGCTGATGCACCCGATGAAGGTGCCGCGGCGCCCGACGCAGGCCGAACTGCTCGCGCTCGACCGCGCGCTCCGGCACCGCGTGCACCGGACGTGGCTCGACTTCCTGCCGGCCGAGGCCGCTTAATCGCGGTCTCGGTCAACATTTTCCGGTAGCTCAGCGGATAGAGCGCAGCCATCCGAAGGCTGAGGTCGCCGGTTCGAATCCGGCCCGGAAGGCCAATAGTGGAAAGGTGGCCGAGAGGCTTAAGGCGGCGGTCCCGAAAACCGCAGGTCCGCAAGGTCCCGTGGGTTCGAATCCCACCCCTTCCTCCACTTGATCAGCCTCCGTCGCTGATGTAAAAGACGGTTTCTCGTTAGCTCGGATGTACAGCGACGACGCCACGGAGTTGAAAAGCCTGGCAAGATTGACGTGGAGTGGAGCAGTCCGGTAGCTCGTCAGGCTCATAACCTGAAGGTCGGGGGTTCGAATCCCTCCTCCGCAACCAAAAACCAGCGCGGAAAGGGGGAGTGGCTGCAATCGGCGGTCGCTCCCCGAAGCGCTCCCAAACTTCCACAGCGCAGGTATGGCTCCGTCATGCCAGAAATCATCTGTCTTGCAGAACGCAAACGTGCGCGGCGCATTTTCAATAATACGCAAATCATCGAGAAGGTTGTGGACGGCAAGATCGTCGAATGCGTCGATCTTGACGCAATGACCCCTTCGCAGCGGGCAGCCTACTTCGCCGCCGCCGAGCGAGAAAAATGAGTGAGGCACGTGGCCGACGGCAAGGGCCCGCTGGTCTGTAAAACCAGTCCTTATAGGCGGAGGTTCGACTCCTCCCTCACTCACCAAAATAACGCGCTTGGCGCAAATGCCAAACCCCGGACGCGGGGTGACGTGGGCCGGACCACGGGGCGGCAAGGTGTGGAGAACATCATCCGGCGTTATTGAGAGAATGCGGGCATGGCTCAGTGGTAGAGCACGACCTTGCCAAGGTCGGTGTCGCGGGTTCGATTCCCGCTGCCCGCTCCACTTTCCAGTTATGCAGCGGTCGTGACTGTCCTATAAGCAAGGGGCCGGTCCGTTTCCGAATCGTCTTGGGGGTTGCCGATGCGCCCGGAGCTGCTGCACGTCGTCGCCGTCTTCGCGAACCCGATCCGCTGGAAAAACCGCCTCGCTGTCCACAAGGAGTTCGAGCAGCACATGCTCGACTCCGGCGTGCGGCTCACGACCGTCGAATGCGCCTACGGCGAACGCCCGTTCGAGCTAACCGACCACGAGGGCCGCATCAATCGCGTGCACGTGCGCGCCAAGACGCTGGTGTGGAACAAGGAAAACCTGATCAACATCGGCATCTCGCGGCTGCCGATGGACTGGCACTACGTTGCCTGGGTCGACGCCGACGTCTTCTTCCGCAAGCGGGACTGGGCGACCGAGGCCGTGCACGCGCTCCAGCAGTACGACGTCATCCAGCCGTGGTCTGACGCCTACGACCTCGGCCCGCAGGACGAGCACCTCGCCTCGTACAAGAGCTTCTGCCGCCAGTACGCCGAGGGCGAGCCGGTGTTCCCGACCGGCAACAAGTTCTGGACCTTCGACCAGGGGCCCTACTCGTACCCGCACTCCGGCTACGCGTGGGCGGCCACGCGCTCGGCGATCGAATGGACTGGCGGCCTCTTGCAGACGGGCGCGCTCGGCGCCGGCGATCACCACATGGCGCTTGGCCTCGTCGGCCACGCCTCGAAGAGCATGCCGCACGGCGTGACGCTCGATTACGCGGCCCACGTCATGCGCTGGCAGGAGCGCGCCGACTTCCACATCCGCCGCAACATCGGCTTCGTGTGGGGCACGCTGGAGCACCGCTGGCACGGCCGCAAAGCCGACCGCAAGTACATCAACCGTTGGGACATCATCGTCCGCAACAAGTTCAACCCGGACATCGACCTCAAGCGCAACTGGTTCGGCGTGCTCGAGCTCGCCGGCAACAAGCCGCAGCTCACGCGCGACGTCGACAACTACTTCCGGCAGCGCAACGAGGACGCGAACACGATCTCATGATCTCCAAACGAAAGATTTTAACCTTTCTTGGCTTCGGCTCCATCGCCGCATCGGCATCAACCGTAAGCTCGGCGCAAAATGCCGATTGCCTGTATATCGACGGCGTCAAAGTCCTTGAAGTTTATCGAAATGCCAAAGGCGAACCTCGGCTTTCTTTCTGCATTCCACTCGGGTTCTCGCCGACTTTCCGCATGGCGGCCGAAGGTACCATCGATGCGACCAATACCGTCGACGCCGCCGACAGAGAAATAAATCGGCAGATCAGCGACGCTGACCTGAAGGCGCACCGTGATGACCGAGCGCACTGAGGAAGAAAAACGCAAGATCCTCAAGGCGTACGTCGACGGCCTGCCGGTGCGGGCAATCGCCGAGCGTTTCGGTTGCTCGCCGACTTACCCGATCGTGCTCGCCAAGCAGGCGGGCGTGCCGAGGCGCGGCAACACGAAACGATCGAAGAGATATTGGACTTAAGCCCCTGTAGCTCAGCCTGGTAGAGCGCCGCATTGAAGACGCGGGCGTCGGTGGTTCAAATCCATCCTCGGGCACCACATTCGCCGCAGCCTCGTGGGAGGCCACCGCAAAAGGTGTCGCCGGTTAAGGTCCGGCGCGGCGTGATTTTAAGGGCCTGTAGCTCAGTTGGGAGAGCGCTCCGTTCGCACCGGGGAGGTCCGGGGTTCAAGTCCCCGCGGGTCCACCATTTCTCTTTTGGAGAGTAGCTGAGCGGTACAGCAGCTGATTGTTAATCAGATGATCGCAGGTTCGATCCCTGCCTCTCCAGCCACTTTCGTGCTACGTGATTCGCATGGGGCAGATCAGCAGCAAGCTGCGCGGCGGCTACTATGCGTTCACGCATTGGTGCCCGGGCTGCAAGGAGCCGCACACGACGATCTGTGCCGATACGGATTCGCCGTGTTGGTTCGACGGCAACCTCGATCAGCCGACGTTCACGCCGAGCATCAAGATCACCGGCAAAAAGCGCACAGTCGACGAGCAAGGCCGCTGGCTCGGCGGGTGGGTCCGCGACGCGGACGGCAACACGATCCCGTGGTGCTGCCACTACAACGTAACGGCTGGCCAGATCGTCTTCCACGGCGACAGCACGCACGAGCTGCGCGGGACGACGGTGCCGCTGCCGGAGCTGCCGCCGCACATGAGAGATTGATTCAATGCGAATCATCTTGATCATGCTCGTGCTGCTCGCCGGCGCCATCATCCTCCGCGGAGGACACGGCCATGATCGACCGCCAGGAATTCATCAAGCGTATCGCTAGCGCGATGCTGCGCGGCCACCGCAAGTTCGTCTACGGCCAGAGCGTGACGCTCGTCGACTGCGTGCTGCACGCCGAGCGCGTCGCCGCTGCCAGCTCGGGCCTGTTCCGGGACGATGTCGTCGATCTGGAGTGAGCAAAACAGCACACTCTGAGTGTGCAATTCAGCACAGCATTGGGTACTGACCGTCGGTACACTGGCCCCCGTCAACCGCAATGGGGAGAACCACGACGATGTGCTTCGACAACATGGGAAGAGTGCTTTGCGTTGAGTGTGCAGGCTCCATGCGCGTCATCGACGCGAAGGCCGGCGAGGCGTTGTTCCTTTGTACCAACAAGGACTGTAATCACAGCGTTGTCTTCCGCTGGCCAGCGTTGCCGGCGGTCGAGCAGACGAGCATGGTCGGCGATCGGCTCGCTGCTTGAGGTGAGGGGGCGGCGACCCAGCCCCTCGCCGCCCCCTTCTTCGCTCCCATCGTCTAGCGGCCAAGGACGCGGCCCTCTCAAGGCCGTAACATCGGTTCAAATCCGGTTGGGAGCGCCAAAATAGTTTTACCCAAGCTCCCGTAGCTCAACTGGACAGAGCGCTGGTCTACGAAACCGGAGGTTGAAGGTTCGAGTCCTTCCGAGAGCGCCATTCCAAAACCGCAGCGTTGATCGCCCGACGGCCGACCGCGGCCATCGTCATGCCTTGCTCCTCGGCACAGGCAATGAACGCCGCGTGCTCATTCGCGGTGACGGAGATCGTGATCGTGTGCGTCAGCACCTCGTGCGTGCGCCGACGGCGGTGGCGTCGCGGGATGTCTGAGAAGTCCATTTTAGCCCCCGAGCGTAGCGCAGTCTGGCAGCGCGGCTGTTTTGGGTACAGCAGGTCGCTGGTTCGAATCCAGCCGCTCGGACCATTTTACCCAAATCTACCCATTGCCCCTTAGCCAAGCGAGCCAACGGGGACTTGCCTAAACTGACGAAATACGGGAGTAGCTCAGTTGGTAGAGCGTCACACTCTGAATGTGAATGTCGGGGGTTCGAATCCCTCCTCCCGCGCCAACGGCCCAGATGGCGGAGTGGTTACGCAGCGGACTGCAAATCCGCGCACGCCGGTTCGATTCCGGCTCTGGCCTCCATTTTTCTCACAGCCCGAGAGCGCGCTCGATCGCCTGTTGTTTCAGCCGAATCCACATCCGCGCCTCGAGATCGGCGCGACCGCGCCGGCGGAATAACGACAAGCGCCGGCGCCATGAGCGATTCGTTAACGGCCAATGTTTGCTGCAAATCCATTCGTCGTGACCCTTCGCCGCGAGCATAGCTGCAGCCGTCGTGCGCCGGCAGAACGGAATGCAACACGTGATCCTCATCTTCGCCTCCGTAACTCAGCGGACAGAGTAGCCGCCTTCTAAGCGGATTGTCGCCGGTTCGAATCCGGCCGGAGGCACGGTCCCGTAGCTCAGCGGATAGAGCGCCTCGGTCCTAACGAGGATGTCGCGCGTTCGAATCGCGCCGGGACCGCCAAGTTGACGCCGCGCGCCCGCCGCGCGATAAGGCAGCCGCCGGCTTCGGCCGGAGATGGCGCTGAAAAGTCTATGTGAAGGCAGAAACACCCGGGGGCAGTACCCGGCGCCTCCACCGAGACCGTGTCGCTTTCAGAACCTCTACCTCACAAGGTGAGGTTGATCTGGCGGTGACGACGGATTACCGGCACGGTCTCGGCGGGGGCGACACAGGATCGATTTCTGCTGGATGATGGAAACTGTGCCCGGCGTGACCTGCCGTGATCGGTCTAAATACCTGCGAACGATAACATCGTTCCTGGCCGACTCGCCCTCGCGGCGTGATCGGTCGGGGTCAATCGGGGCGGGCCTGGCACCAGAAGCGCCCCAACTTTTTCCTTCAAAAAGCACGCGACCAAAATGAGATTCTTTGGCGGTCCCGACAATCCGTATCGCATCCTGACGGCGATGCGTCCGCACCCGATCTGCGACCGCCAATATCTCAAGGCCGTCTGGCGTTCGAAGCACAACCCGAATAGTCGGCGGCGCTTGCTGCTGGCCCGCAGCAAGCCACCAAAGAACCAGCGCGGCGGTTGGTGGAACAAGCTGAGAATATCCGGGCTCCGACCAATGCGCAGGGTGATCAATCCTGCGGTGCGTTACGAGCGCGTGACCCGGCAGTGCAATGAGATCCGCGCACGAAAATACAAACAGCGTCCGTACTGGACGCCGTACTTATGGGCCAGAAGAAATCCAATCAGGAAGGGTGGCCGAGAGGCTTAAGGCGGTCGGTTGCTAACCGACTAAACGGAAACCGTTTCGCAGGTTCGAATCCTGTCCCTTCCGCCAAACGAAAATGGCCCGGCACGGGGCCGGGCCAGTCTGGGAGGAAACGCCCTAAAGGAGGGCTGGGACCTCGCGGCCCCGACGACCACGTACACGATATGCGGCCCTAGCTCAATGGCAGAGCCACGCGCTTCCAACGCGTTTACGAGGGTTCGATTCCCTCGGGCCGCTCCAGATTCATGGGAATATCACCGGTTCGATGCCGGCAGCTCGCGCCCGCCTGATCATGTCGGCCGTGCCGACGCCGCCGCGGAAGGCGATCACCACGTCCGGTCGCCCCTCGTCGACCATTCGCTGATTGCGGATGCCGCCGGCAGCAGCGTTGTAGGGCGTGCCGTCGCGCCGGTAGCGCAGGACCAGCGGCAGCGCATTC